CCAGGACATGGCCTGAAAACCACAAATGGGAACTAATCACAACAATGATCGTAATAGTAGGAGAAAAAGCAGCAGAAATAAAAGCTATAAAGGAAGAAATACCACAAGGATAAACGATAGGGCCACAATGGCCCTATCTGTATTAATAATCAAAATCAAAAGCAAATGAAAAAAACGTTAGGCGGTGACCGCTTAGGGTCAGGAAACAAAATGAAAGTGGAGCTACACGGCTATGAAAGAAGCACACATGACATGGGATATGTGTGGCGAAGCACAATGTCAGCAGGGACATTAGTACCATTCCTATGTGAAGTGGCACTACCAGGGGATACATTCGATATAAACCTGGGATGTGACATAAAAACTCACCCAACAATAGGGCCATTATTCGGAAGTTACAAAGTTCAATTAGACGTATTCCAGTCACCAATACGACTGTATAACAGTCATCTGCACAACAACGCACTGAACATCGGTAGAAATATGAGCCTGATAAAACTGCCGGGAATAAGCTTCACAGCAATAGCAATAGAAGACCTGACAACAGTACCAGACCTGGACAACTGCCAAGTAAATCCAAGTAGTCTGATGAGTTACCTAGGAGTAAGAGGATTCGGAGTACCAGGAGCGACTAACCAATCAAGAACATTCAACGCAGTACCAGTATTAACATACTGGGATATCTACAAAAATTACTATGCAAACAAACAGGAAGAAATCGGAGCAGTGATACACACTCCGGCACAGGCACTATTGGAAAACGTAGATGATATAATCATCACAAGAGGGGCCACAAATACAACAGTACCATTCGAAGTAAATGGAACACCAATATTGGTGTTAAGATTCACAGAAGTAAATGTAAGAACAATCGGGCCAGGAAGTAATCCAATCGTATTCAGTCAAATCATATTCAACACAACAGTTGGGCCACTGGCATTCGACACACTATGCGGAACAATAACACAAGACGCAGTAGCACCGGATGAATGGCTGGGAATAGTAAGAGATGAATACAGCGGAATATCTGTAACAAGCTGGAGATATATAACAGCACAAGACATCGGAACACAAGAACCAGCAGTAGCAACATTCGACCTGGAAAACATCGATGTAATGAGAACAAAAATATTGGCTCATGAAGGATATAACAGGTATGACATTTCAACAGCGCCAACACAGATAACGCCATATTCATGGCTATATCAAATAGCAAACGACATCCCAACAATACTAAGCAGTCAAGAAGGACTGGCAATAAAAACATACCAAAGTGACCTGTTCAACAACTGGATAAAAACAGAATGGATTGACGGGGTAGACGGAATAACAGCTATAACAGCAATAGATACATCTGGAGGAAGCTTCACAATAGACACGCTGAACCTAAGTAAAAAAGTGTATGACATGCTAAACAGAATTGCGGTGAGCGGAGGAACATACGATGACTGGCAAGATGCAGTATACACACACAGCAGGTATAAAGGAGCAGAAACACCCATGTATATGGGAGGACTGATCAAAGAGCTGGTATTCCAGGAAGTAGTTAGTCAATCAGAAGTTGCAGGAGATGAAGGAACACAACCGCTAGGAACACTGGCCGGTAAAGGAATAATGGCTAAAAAACACAAAGGCGGGAGTATAGTAATCAAAGTAGATGAACCAAGCTACATAATGGGAATAATAAGCCTTACGCCAAGAATTGACTACAGCCAAGGAAACAAATGGGATGTACACCTGGAGACAATGGATGACCTACACAAGCCAGCACTGGATGAAATCGGATTTCAGGAACTGATAACAGAACAAATGGCATGGTGGGATACAGAATACACAGGGGGAGAATGGGTACAAAAATCAGCGGGTAAACAGCCAGCGTGGTTAAACTACATGACCAATGTAAATCAGGTAAGAGGAAACTTCGCAATCGCTAACAATGAAATGTTCATGACACTAAACAGAAGATACACAGCGGATGCAACAGGAATAGAAGACCTGACAACGTACATCGACCCTAGTAAATATAACTTCATATTCGCACAAACAGCACTGGACGCACAAAACTTCTGGGCGCAAATAGGAGTGGATATGACAGTAAGAAGAAAGATTTCGGCTAAAATAATGCCGAACCTGTAGATATAAACAACTACAGAAGGAAACAAGAGAAGTTAACCAGGGGGGAGAAATCCCCCCTTAAATTTAAAATTATGTACAAAAAACAAAACCCAAAAAGTGGAACGCTGAAAGTAAACAGCAGCTACAAAGGAGAAACAATCGAACAGAAAGTAAACAGGATAGTAAACAACAAGGAGCCAATAACAGACGGGGCACCAAGAATCTACCAGGAAAGAAAAGAAGGGGTAAACCCGGCCTATGATGTAAGAACAGACAGGTGGGAAATAGCGATCGACGCAATGGACAAGGTAAGTGGAAGCCACAAAGCAAAAAGAGAAAATACAATCGCTGAAAAGGCTAAAAAAGGGATGGAAGCCGAGAAAATAAACGGCGGAGAAAGCAGCGCAGAGGGCGCAAAAGTCGAATAATTCGAGTCTATACGAACGACTTGATAAAGAATTGAAAATCAATTAAACACAAAGTGGTACGCACGTATACTATATTATCAAGTATTACGTGAACGCTTTTTAAAAAAAAAGACGCGAAAAATGCCAGGACTAGAAAACTTCCTACTCCAAACAGGAGGGCAAGCGGTTGGCACCGGGATGGGGCTACTGCTAGCAGATGAAAACGACAGAAGACAAATAAGACAGCAAGAAAAACTGCAAAAACTTGGAATTAAAGGATCCAAGGAAATTACAGACTACAGCTACAAGAAGCAAATGGAAATGTGGAAGAACACAAACTATGGGGCGCAAATGGAAGAACTGCAAAAAGCAGGGTTAAACCCAGGGTTACTATACGGTATGGGAGGACAAGGAGGCATGACAGCGGGAACAGGGGCAACAGGTGTAGAAAGCGGAAAAGCTCCTGCAGGAGGTGGAGAAGTACAGGCTATGGGCCTCATGGGAGCGCAAATGGGGCTACTGGCGGCCCAAACGGAGAAAACGAAAGCAGAAACACAGAACTTGACAGGACAGGCAGCAAATCAACCGCTAATAGGCAAAAACCTACAAGCACAAACAGCAGGGCAATACCTGGACAACGAGATCAAAGCAGTGGCGGCAAGTGTGAGCCGGCAAACGATCAAAGAACAAATGGCAAATTGGGAAAACCTGATCAAAAAACAGGAGGCAGATATAAAAGCCCAGGGACTGGCAAACCAGTTAAGTGAAGCACAAATCGAAGACAAGATACAGCTGATGAAAAACCAGGTAGCAACAGAAGCGGCAAAAGTCGCTATGATCAACAGCGACATAAACAGAAACGGAGTGCTGAACAAAGTATCGGATGCACAATGGCAAACACTAATACAGGATTTATGGATGGACAGGGAAAAATTCAGTGAAGAAAAACTGATGAACACCTGGAGAAGATGGGCAATACAAAACGATATCGGTGGAGGAGAAGAAGGGCCAGATGTAGTAATACCGGTACTAGGAAGTGTGAGAGATATCCTGGGAGGAAAACCGGGAAATCAGCCAATCAGAGGATTCCACCAAAGATGAAAAACCAATGTGTCTATATCCAAAGCTGATCAAAAATCCTAAATACAAAGCCAACAAAAAGAATGGGGGGAATATTCCCCCCATTTCTGATGAAAGGGTAATGTGGGTACCAATAGGGTGCCAAGAGTGTGGAGAGTGTAGAGCAGAAAAAGCAAGAGAATGGACAACAAGACTGATGGAAGATATAAAAGTAAACAAAAATGGAAAAATGTTAACGCTGACATTCAGCAATGAAAGCATAAAGGAAATACATGAAATGGAAGCCACAAAAAGGTGGCCAGGAGTAAAACACCTGGAGGGATATGAATACGACAATGCAATAGCAATACACGCAGTAAGACTATTCACAGAACGATGGAGAAAGAAATTCAAAAAAACAATAAGGCACTTCCTGGTAACAGAACTGGGACATAACGGAACAGAAAATATACACCTACACGGAATAGTGTGGACAGATGAAAGCTTCGATACAATACGAAACATGTGGGGATATGGCTGGATATGGCCAAGGAAGGAGACAACACAAAAAAACTATGTAAACGAGAAAACAGTAAACTATACAGTAAAATACATAACAAAAATAGACAATGATCATAGGTACTATAAACCTCAAATATTAGTAAGTAACGGTATAGGAGCAAACTACATAAAAGAATACAACAGCAAAAGAAATAAATTCAACGGAGAAAAAACAAAAGAAACATATCTAACAAGAACAGGCCATGAAATGGCAATGCCAATATACTGGAGGAATAAAATATACACAGAAGAAGAACGTGAAAAGCTATGGCTACAAAAACTGGACAAACAAGAAAGGTGGATAATGGGAGAAAAAATAGACATAAGCCAGGGAGAGGAAGGCTACTGGCGTAGCCTTCAACACTACAGAGAAAAAAACAAAAGGCTAGGATATGGAAACGGCGAAAAAGACTGGAACAGGGAGCAATACGAAATAGCGAGAAGAAACATACTAAATGCAAAAAGACTGGAACAGAAAAAACACATTTTTCTAAAGGAAGCAGATAGTACAAACAAATACAAAAACAATACGAATAAAAAAAATAATAATAATAAGAATAAGTAAAAGTAATGTACTACAGCAGACCGTCCTCATGGTTAAAAGCAACCCCGGCCAACATAGGGGTACGGGCAGTATGGCGCCCAGGGAAAAGACAGGGCGCCAACTGGCTAGGCTACAGGGGTTGCCCCATGAGAACTAAAGACATAAAGTAAAAAAAAATAAAAATAAATTTGGAAAATTAAAAAAACAAATATAAATTCGTAAAATGAAAACAAATCACATAGCAACAAACGATAAAGCAAATCAAACAACAGTAGAACTAGAGGTGAGACATTATGCAACAAATAGATTCTGCATATACATGTACTCACCAATAAATGACTGGAGTATGAAAATAGAAGTAACTCCAGATCAAGCAATAGAAACAGCAAAAGTATATAACCTAAAAATACACAAACATGAATAATGTAAAAGTAAAAGGCGTTACAATGGTAACAATAACCGGAAAGAAAAAACACTACATAGTGATAGAAAACTTCAGTGAGCAAGAAATACTAACGGTAAGTGAAAAGCAATATAGCAAAATCACAAAACTGATAGAAAATGCAAAACACAGCAATACATTGGAGCAGCAACAGCAAATACGTTGACACAGAAACAGGAGAACAAATAACAAAATACAATGCAGAACAGAACTACATTAAAATTCAAACAAAAAAACATGCAACAATCAACATCAACAAAACAAAGGGACATATTGAATATGTCCACGAGTACAGAAGAAACCCACAGCGAAAACTCTTCATTGATTGAAAGATTCCCTATAGAAAACACACCATTCACAGTGTGGAGTGACTACAGAGGGGAAAAAGAAAAACATTACCTAACAATGGGTAATTACAAAGTGAGTGAAGACTGCGAAACACAGGAAGAAGCCAGGACATGGCCTGAAAACCACAAATGGGAACTAATCACAACAATGATCGTAATAGTAGGAGAAAAAGCAGCAGAAATAAAAGCTATAAAGGAAGAAATACCACAAGGATAAACGATAGGCCCACAATGGGCCTATCTCTATTAATAATCAAAATCAAAAGCAAATGAAAAAAACGCTAGGAGGAGACAGATTAGGCTCCGGTAACAAAATGAAAGTGGAACTGCATGGGTACAGCAGAAGCACACACGACATGGGTTATGTATGGAGAAGCACAATGAGCGCAGGTACGCTGGTACCGTTCCTATGCGAAGTGGCACTACCAGGGGACACATTCGACATCAATCTGGGATGCGACATTAAAACACACCCAACAATAGGACCCCTGTTCGGAAGCTACAAAGTGCAACTGGACGTATTTCAAGCGCCAATAAGGCTATACAACAGCCATCTGCACAACAACGCACTGAACATTGGAAGAAACATGAGTCTGATCAAACTGCCGGGAATAAACTTCACAGTAAATCCGATTGAAGACAGAACAACAGTAGAAGACCTGGATAACTGCCAGGTAAACCCCAGTAGCATCATGAGCTACCTGGGCGTAAGGGGATTCGGAATAACAGAAACCGTACAAACAAGAACATTCAATGCTCTACCGTTCCTGGCATACTGGGAAATCTACAAAAACTACTATGCAAACAAACAGGAAGAAATAGGAGCGGTAATACATACACCCGCTCAAGCACTACTGGATAACGTAGTAGACATTGAAATAACTCAGGGAGGAACAACAACAACAGTACCACAGGTACCAGGATTCGCAACAATCTTCATGACAAGATTCACAGAAATACAAATCGAAGTAGGAGCAGGTCTAACAATCATACCATCACAAATCATGTTTAACACAACGATGGGACTGGTATCATTCGAAGACCTATGCAATACAATAACAAAAGTAGGAGACTTCTACACAGGCATATACAACGCTGAAAGATGGGGAATATCACAATACACAAACAGCTGGAGATATGTAACAGGGACAGACCTGGGAGTTGGAGCGCCATCAATTGCAACATTCGACCTGGAGAACATTGACGTAATGAGAACAAAAATACTGGCACATCAGGGGTATGATCAATTCAACATCACAACAGCAGTAACACAGATTCCACCATACCAATGGGTATATCAAATAGCAAATGACATCCCAACAATACTGAGCAGCCAAGAAGGACTGGCGTTAAAAACATACCAAAGCGACCTATTCAATAACTGGATAAAAACAGAATGGATAGACGGAGTAGACGGAATAACAGCGATCACAGCTGTAGATACATCCGGAGGTAGCTTCACAATAGATACACTGAATCTAAGTAAAAAAGTATATGACATGCTAAACAGAATCGCCGTAAGTGGGGGCACTTACGATGATTGGCAAGATGCAGTATACACACACAGCAGATACAAAGGAGCGGAAACGCCGATGTATATGGGAGGGCTGATAAAAGAGCTGGTATTCCAAGAAGTAGTAAGTCAATCAGCAACAGAAACAGAAACAGCACAACCACTGGGAACACTGGCCGGAAAGGGAATAATGGCAAAAAAGCACAAAGGTGGAACAGTAGTATGTAAAGTGGACGAACCAAGCTATATAATCGGAATAATCAGCTTAACACCAAGAGTGGACTATAGCCAGGGAAACAAATGGGACGTACACCTGCAGACAATGGATGATCTACACAAACCAGCACTGGACGAAATCGGATTTCAAGAACTAATTACGGAACAAATGGCCTGGTGGGATACAGAATATACAGGTGGGGAGTGGGTACAAAAAAGCGCAGGAAAACAGCCCGCATGGATAAACTACATGACGAACGTAAACCAGGTAAGAGGAAACTTCGCAATCGCAAATAACGAAATGTTCATGACACTGAACAGGAGATATGAAGCGGAAGCTGCAGGAATCGAAGACCTGACAACGTACATAGATCCAAGCAAATTCAACTTCATATTCGCAAACACAGCACTGGACGCACAAAACTTTTGGGCGCAAATTGGAGTGGATATGACAGTAAGAAGAAAAATGAGTGCGAAAATAATGCCTAACCTGTAAGGTTACGGGTAAAAGTGGGGAGCGCATACTATAAACGCTCATCTTAAACAAATAAAACAAATACCATGTACAAAAAAATAAAAGCAAGCAATACAACGCTTAAAGTCAACAGCAGCTACAAAGGTGAAACAATCGAGCAAAAAGTACACAGAATAGTAAACAACAAGGAGCCTATCACAGATGGGGCACCAATAATCTACCAGGAAAGAAAAGAAGGAGTAAATCCGGCATATGACATCCGAACGGACAGATTCGAAATAGCAGTAGAAGCAATGGACAAAGTGGCTGGAAGCCATAAAGCAAAAAGGGAGAATACAATCGCCGAAAAAGCGAAAAAAGGCATGGAGGCAGAA